TTAGCCAGGCTTTGCAGGCCAAGTGATTGCCTTAAAACCTTGCTCATCACTAACGCAGGTAAAGCTCAACGCCTTCACTTTGCGAATGTACTCCATCCACCGTGACAGGCTGGCCTTGTCTGCTTCAGGAAGTACTCCAAGCATCAACTCAACACGCCAGTCCGACGTTACGCTATGAGCTTGTGATAGCAGCATCTGACGCCGTGCTTCAGCTTGCGCACACCAGTCGATTGTCGGTTCGATCAACTTAGGTTGTCCCATTTCATCCGCAGTAATGATTCTCCCGTCTGCCTGCCCTTCAATTAATGAGCGATAGAGATCGTCACTGATTGGTGTTACATCATCAGGCCATGTACCGGAAGCGCGATAATCATTCTCCAGCGCTGCCGCAAAAAAGGCGTTTAATTTTGGGCTGTAATAATAAGAAGGCATGTCCGTTAATAACCTATAGCCAGAAAGTAAGAGCTAACTTCGCCAGAGCCCGCAATGTAATTAAACCGGGTACGGTCGACCGGCTGGCAAAATACGTTTTGATCGGTGAAATGCCCGCCCCATATCACCGTCAAATTTGTACAAAGGGCCGCATTAGGAAATGCAATCGGGTAAGCGATACTTGTCGAATCGGCAGAGCGTTTAGCCACGCCCCACTGAATAATCAACCCGGTCGAGGTGTCTTTATACCAGCCGCTTGAGGCGCGATTCGCGGTGTTCTTCGCCTGATAACGGGCGTCAAAATTCGCATAGTTACCGGGGATAAGCTGCCCCGGACACGTATAGTTGCCGCTTGTATCCCATTCGTGTCGATAGGTATGGCCGCTTCCGTCGATCATATGTAGGCACCAGGAAAGCTTGCCATTATCACATAGTGATCCGTAAGAAAAAGACCATGCGGCCTTGTTGGTTATCGTCGCTTTCTGTTTCAGAAGCGGATGAAACTCGCTAACACCAGTGGTGTTAAACGTCTCATAGAAAGCAGCTCCTGTTGCAAATTGGGCAGAGAATGCATATGAGCCTACATAACCTGACTGAACGCCTTTATCTGCCTGAATCGTACTGGCGACATATAACGGTGTGCCAATGGAAACATTTCCTTTTGCAAGATCCACGCGAAACGGGCGAAGGCCGTTATAACTTCCGTAAGGGTCACCATTATCAGTGAGCATCAGGTACAGATTTGCGCTGTCATTACGCCAGAACGCGCCATAACCGCCATAAGCGATGCGAAAGCCATTAGGGGTGCTTGATTGCACCTCCCCGGTCGTGCGCAACGGCCCGGTAATATCGGTGCTTCCCGTTATTGGAATGGCTCCCACGTCGCTCGCCTTTAAGCTGTCTTTTAACGCCAGCTCGCCGAGACCGAGGTTTTTCCGCGCCTGCTCGACGTCGTCGACGTCTGAAAGATTGTTCTTAATCAGAAGCGCCAGCTCATGCTTTGCCTGAATCATCTTGTTGATGGCGGCGGAGAGCTGCGCGCGGTCGCTTTTTTTAAGCTGAATCCCGGCTCCCTCGATAACGGCGCAAATCTCCTCCTGAACCGAATCGAAAAAGGTCTCGTCGAGCTGCGTCGCCGGAACGCCGAGCGTCGGATCGCCAGCCGTGAAGCCGTTTTTGCCCGCGCCGAATTTGCCCTGCTGTGCTGTGGGGGTATCTATACGATGCAAAGTAATTACCTCATAAAAAAACCCCGCCGGAGCAGGGTTAACTGGAAAGGAAGCGCTTTATTCCGTGTACGCGAACACGACTTCGGTATGAGAGGGCGAAACCTTGTTAATCACGCATTCAATGACCGTATCGCCCCACGTGCGAAGGCTGCCAACGCAACTGGAAGTGCATGTCATGACCTCAATCGTCGCGAGCGTCGGAATATTCACCTGCCACAAATAGCGGTAGTCGTCGTCCGTGGCGATATCCGGGCGAGGATTCTCCGCCTCGTTTTGATACTGTGTGATTGAAACAGACCGATAGCCGAGCGCATCGAGCTGTCGCCGGTAAAACGCCTCGTTAATGCCGCCGTAACCGTTTACCTTTGCCGCCAGTCGCCGCTGTCGCTGCGAGAGGGTTTGCGTCTCTTCAATGGTGCATTCATCAGGCAGCCCGCATAACGCCTCGTAACGGTCGAGGAGCTGCACCGCCGCCCCCGGATCAATCTCGCGCATTAATGCCGACGACTGCGCATGTACCCGCGCCAGAGACGGCGCGAGCCCTTCGAGGAGGGGATTATTCCCCTCCCAGGCGGGGCCAGGCGGTAAAAGCCGTTTTAACAGGCGGGTATATTCGTCCTCTACAGCCACGTAACCTCCTCAATATCGAGATAGGAGTTATCCGTCGCGGTCTTGCCTTTGTACTCGACAGTAACCCGGACATGAACTGTCCCCGGAGCAATGCCGGTTGCTTTCACGCCGCTGTTATCTGCACTCGGGGTAATGACGCAAAGGGTCGACGGGTCAGGCTCGCCCTCGCCTGCCGGGACAAAGTCCCAGGTGATGTTAACCCCATCCAGCGACGGCAGATTCTCAGGCGTGAAGGTGGCGGTCGCGAATGCGTCCGGGCTGTCCGGCAGCGTGACGGGGTTCGGTGAGAACGAATTCAGGGCGACATCTATTTCAACGTCAGATTCGTTGTAGTTCGACCACGTTATCTCCCCGATAACCGGTAATTCATAGGTGCCGAGCTCTACGTCTTTCGCTGGCGAAATCAGGCGGTGCGCGAACTGGTCAGTCGCCAGGCTGATCGCCTCACTGATACGAGAAAGATAAATCTTTCCTGACGGCTCGCCGTCCCTGAACAACGCCGATTTAATCTCTTTCGTTACCGCTGCCCTGATTGCCGGAGTATCTTTAGCAAGCGCGATTTCGAAGTCGATTTTTCTCAGCGTCGGCGGGAAAACAAACAAGCCTGAACCGGCCACCGGCGCAAGCGGAAGAATGTACTGTTTAACCGCGTCGATTAACGTCTCATCCGGCACCGGATTATCTAAGTCGCTGTTAGCAGGCATCACGCCAACCGTCCCGCGTCCGGCATGATGGCGGAACACCCAGGCGCGGGTGATCCCCGCGACGTCAGTCGCCCATATCCGGTAATCGGCATCCGCGCCGCCCTGTGGCGTGTAGTACCAGCGCGCCATGATTCGCGAACGCCAGTCCTCCAGCGTTTCTAAATCCGTTCCACCTTCAACCGACTCCGCATAGCATGTTGAAGAAAGTCCCGCGACTGGCGTCATCAGGCGAAGCGGCGTTTTGTCATCAAGGTTCCCGCCTGTGCCAGCGTCAACCGCTTCAATCAGTGCGCGAAGAACTCCCTCATCGTTAACGGTCGCGTCTGCGGTCGTTACATACTGCTTTTGCTCGTCAGTCTGCATTTCTGTCCCGGCGGGCAGCGTGATCCCCGACGACACGCTCTCCCATCGCGCATAGCCGCTCGCCGTGGTTGGTTGCTTGCGCGGGACTTGTTTCAGGTTCCCGTGTCGCGAAAGCCACTCCTCATCCGCAAGGTCAGGAAGCATGTTTCGCGCCAGATAGTCGAGATAACCATAAAGTGTGTGAACGGCAGCGGCCATCACCCGTGAATAGACTTCCGCATCAAGGCGACGGAGAACGACGTCCGTCTCAAATCGCGTGAGTAAATCACTTCTGATTGTGGCGATCAGATTGGGCAAATCTGGACGCGAGAAACCGGAGTCAGCCATTTAACACCTCTTGCCATATATCATCGAAAATAATTGCGTGTTTGCTGCCGTCCTGCTGCCAGACAGTGACCTCCAGTTGAAGCGAGTTAATCCCGGTTCGGGTGGCGGCCACGTCGACGCGCGCAGCGACGCCGTCCTCCTCCATCCAGGCGAGCGCCTGGCGTGCGTAATCCTTCGCGCGCGTCGCGGTTGCGTTGGTCAGTTTGCTTCGTTGCAGCAGGTACAGGCGGGAGCCGATCCGGTCGTTCCCGACACTCGGGAAAGTGTCGCCCCACCATCCGAAAGGCATTTCGGTATCGTCGTCCGCCTCCGCGCGTCGCCAGGAAAAAAGCGAAATGATTACGGAGCGGGTAAGGTCGTCGAAATAGTCGGTCGACTCTTTCAGTAAGCCATTTACAAAGATGATCATGCGTTACCCCATTGAAGCAGAAGGGCCGGTCGTTTCTGCGGTTTCACCCTGGGCGGTGTGCTTGTGTCCGTTATATGTGGTGCGGATTGCCGACATGGTGCCGACGCCGTCTGATACCTTGCCCGCCGCTGAAAAGTCCCCGCTTGTTGTGATGGTCGGCGTCGTGAATGAGACGCCGGAGGATGCATTAACGACGAGCTGCGGGGCGTTGAGCGAAATTTTCGACTCAGCATTAACCACAAGCTCGGATGTCGTTATCTCGGTGACGCGCCCGCGTTTGAGAACAATCGAATCTCCCTCGTCCGTGTAGACGGCCACCTCGCCAGACTTGAGCCCTTTCAGCCGGTAACGCCGGTCAGAAACAGAGATAACAACGCCGTGAGAACGGTCACCCGACGGGAACAGGACAACCGCCTCCGCGCCTGCGTGTGCGGTTGACGTAAAGCCGTAAGGCTCGATGTATTCGACGTTCTCTTTCGTATCCCCGGCAATCAGTTTTAACCCTGCGGCCTGGCATTTTCTGGAGGAGTCCAGCGCTGCCAGAACGGCACGCGCTGCGAGATTAGAAATCGCCTGCTTAATACCCATCAGAACACGATCTCCTTTTTCGCCTTTTTGGTTTTTGCTGCGGCGGGCTCCGGGAGATACGCATCAGCGGGCGCGACGCGAAGCTCCGTCGTCGTTCCCTGATCGCCTTTAATGAATGTCACCTCACCGATAATCAACTCCTCGTTATCGAAGCCGCAAAACGGGTCGTAGACGATAACTTTCATATTTGGTGCCCATAACGTGCCGTTACCCTGGCGCCAGCCCTGAACGGTGTAAGTCGTTTCGCGCGTTTTCGCGGCGCGCTGCGCCTGCTCAAACTCACACCGGGCTTTACAGGTCGCCGATGTCGCCGCGCCGCTTTGCTGGATTGTGTAGGGACGGTAACGGGTGATCGCGCTGTCACCGCTTTTTTGTTTAATAGCGGCGATGGTTGCCTCGCCGAAATCGTCGTCCGTTCCCGGTCGCTGCCCGGTAACGAGATACTCAGAGAAACGGTCTTTGATGCTTCGCTCGGTATCACACGACAGGATATTTTCACCGAGAACGAGCGCCGTCGCGGCTTTCGCCGAACCGACGACACCGAGGACGAGTTCGCCCTTTTCGTTGTCATAAACCAGCGCCTGAACCTGACCAAGAAGCCGGTAAAGGCAGTCAATGACCGTTTCGCCGTGCTGCGGCTGCGCATCAATAAGCGCGGTCGTCGGCGCGCCTGCGTCGATGACATTCACTTTAAACGGCGCGGCCAGCGAGGCGGCAATCTCCGCAAGCGTCGCCCCGGAGTGCTGCGCGGGCGTGGCGGTGCAATCAATCAGATCGCCGGTTTTGCTGCGCCCGACAATCGCCATACTTAACGACCGCGCGTCGTAGCGGACGGGGGTCGCCTCGATCCAGCCTGTGAGAACAAGGTCGTCACCGATTCTGACCTCAACCGCGTCGCCGTTCTTTATCTGCGGTGTGGACTCTGTCGCGCCGGGCCATTGTCGGGTGATTTCGACGTTAAAATCTCGCGCGGCGCGGTCTACACCTGCGGAAATGCGAACGAACGTCCACCCGCCCCACTCGCGACCGTTCACGCGTAAAAAAACGGTGTTATTCATCGGACGGGAACCCTCAGCGGCACCACCGGCACAAAGCCGGGGTGCGCTATGTTATTGCGATAGAGGATGTCAGTTTCCCGACTGGCGTCGTCGAACCACTGCGCCGCCAGCACAACCGCCGGGAGCGATTCGGACGGTATCCGGGAGATCGTTTTCTCAACCTGCGCCAGACGCGACGAGATATCGTTGTTGAGATCGGCCCGGAGCCTCGTCAGCGCCATAAAAACGGCATCATCCGTTGTGCGGGCCTGCTCGCTGTCTATCGCCGCATTCAGCGCGGTGCGGATATCCGTTAAGTCGTCCCAGGTTGCCGGAGTGGCGCGCGCCGTGGTGGCGGACTGTGAATCCAGCGCGGGATGACTGATATTGACGATATCCGATACAGAGTTCGCGCCGCCCTGCAATGCGCTGTTACCCGGCGGCGACGGGATTTGCGCGACCGCGCGCGCTGCTTCAGATATCGAGACGACGCGCATCGTCGAGGCGACAAGGTTCGCTTGAGCCTTGCGTGAGGCGGTTGTCCCGCTGTCAGAACTCCAGACGCCGCGAGGTGCTAACCCGGAATCAACCGTTACACCACTGATGGTCTTAACCATCGTGACCAGATCCGAGGCATCGCCGGTAAGACGTGTCCCGGCCCGCCAGGCTTTTTGCAGGTTACGAACAAAATCATTAGCGGAACTCGGCGGCATCAGGATCACTGACAAATCGCCCTGCACAAGTCGCATGGCGGCGGAGATACCGGAATCCACCATTGTGAACGCGTCGGCGATAACGTCGAACATCTCCGCCGCGTCAGCCAGAACGCCGCTCTGAACAAAATCGCTTAACAGCTCGTTAGAAACGCGGATAATTTTCGACGTCATTTTTTTGGCACCGATAGTGATCGGCTCGAAAGTGACATCGCCTTCGCTCGCTTCCTCGTTCTCTCCGAGCATCACGCCCATATCGGCGGTGCCGTCACTATAAGTCCAGTCGATATCCTGACCATTCGATGTGCTCAGAATCTGGCAAACACCCGCGATCCCGCCGTAGGCTTTCATTGCCTCAACGACACGGTTTCGGAACTGTTTCGGCACGGTGAAACCGCCTTTAGAACCGCCGCCCTCACCGTCGTCGATACCCTGGGCGCGAAACTCTTTTAGAGTGCGCTTTTCTTCCGTTGACAGCTCCCCTAAGCCGTGGCGGACAAACTTGTCGAAAACAGCGGCGCGACGTTCATCTTCGGAGCCCTCCGGGTTGTTGCGGTGTTCGGGTTCGTTTTCGGCTGCGAGGATATTATCCATCGCGCGGAGTTCTTCCTCGCGCTTAATCGCCGCGTCGAGCTTGTCGTATTCGTGTTTTGCATTGTCCCACTGGCTGCGCTGCTCCTCAGTCCAAGATGCATCGCCGATTTTTTCGTTCAGGGCGCGCATTTCAGCGGCGATAGTGGCGCGTTTTTGCTGCATTTCGTGCAATTTCATAAGGTCAATCACTCTTTTTTAGATATAAAAAAACCCCGCCGAAGCGAGGTTGTTTAATTAAAGGGTTAGTTACGGTCGCGCTAACAGGTCTAGAACTCGCTCGCGAGCGGCTTTCTCTGTCGTCTGCTTTTGCCGCGCCTCAGCGCTGCGCTGATCCTGCTCTGCCTGTTGGCTGCGCCACTGCTCCAGCGAACGGACGGCGCTGTCGGCCTCCTGATAAGCCGGATAGGTGACAGGCGAAACGTCCAGCAAGCGGGAAAAGCGAGTAATTTCGCGAACGACGACGCCGTCTTCATCCTGATACCAGCGTTCGCCATCGCGGGCGACACGGAACGCAAAAGAGCTTTGTGAAATGTCTCCGCGCTGCATCGGCGCGAGAACCAGATCGCGGATTGTCTGCGTTTGCGGAGCTGTGATTTCGTAACGCAAGCCTCTGTCGTCGACAGAGAGGGACAACGTCCCCGCCGAGCTGCGTCCTAAAATAAAATTCGGGTCATGGTTAAACAGGGCGCGAACATCGTCGCCGAGGACATCGTCAAACGCTCCCGGCTTAATCACTTCGCGGAACGAGCCGAAAATCAGCTCTGAACGGCTGTTAAATACAGACGCATAGCCAATAATTTTGGTTGGTTCGCCCTCAACCTCAGCGGCGCGGACTTCACCAACGTAACAGCGCTTTTCAATATCACTCATTGTCAGGGTTTCCCTCCGGGGTTTTGTCTTTACTTCCGCTTGTCTGCGCGGCATTAACCGAAACGAGCATTTCATCAAGCCCCGGAACCGGATTTTTATCCTCCAGCGCTCGCACTTCGTTACGGCTTAACCAGCCGTCGGTGATCGCGTAGTGGTAGAACTCGGCTCGCTCTTTCGGCGTACCACGCAACAACCCGGCCAGATTGAATTTGACGTAATGACCGGCGGCCAGCTCCTGCCGGGTAAAAAGGCGGCGGTTTAGCTCCTGCTCCCAGTTAACAACCCACGGCATAATCGTGAATCGCACGAACTGAATCGACTGCTCGGAAATGTTGGAAAACGTCGCTTTTTCGAGGTCGTTAATCATGTGCGCCGGCACATTGAAAATCCCCGCTATCATGCTGCGGTTTAGCTTCATCATTTCGACGAGCTGCGCGTCTACCGGCGATATGGTCAGGGCTTTGTAATCCAGTTCGGCAGGGAGCAAGAGCGTTTTGTTTTCCTGCGAACGGAGCGCGGCAGCGGCTTTCTGCCAGATTTTTTTAAGCCGATCCCACGATTTATCGTTCAACTCCTGCTTGACGGACACTATCCCCGCCGGGCGCGCGTTGCCGTTAAAAAAGCTCTCTGTGTACTTCTGCCCTGAGAGCCCCAGGCCGATGGTTTGCGCGTGCTGCATAATCGGGGAGAGTCCCCATTTGTCGCAGTTACCAATCGCCTTAATGTGAACCATATCGTCGGGGTGAACCGACCAGCTTCCTTCCTCGGTGTAAATACCGTAACGCCAGCGGCCATCAAATTTAATCAGGCACGATTCCCACGGCATCCGGTGCGCCAGCTCGATAACCTCGCCGCGCCGGTTGCGTTTAATCTCCGTGTAAGCATTGCCCCACCCTAAAACGTGGCGTTGCATCAGCTCGCGCCATTTATACGAGGTTTCCCACGGGTTAGGCTCGTCATGAACGAGATAGAAAACCGGGTGTTCTGTTGCCTGCCGAACGGTTTTCCCCTCGCGCCGCAAAACGTGTAGCGGCATTTGTGCCAGGTTCGACGAGAGCACATAAATGCAGGAATAGACCGCCGCCAGTTTCATCGCCGTCTCAGGAGAGACAAAAACGTCAGAAATCATGCCGGAGGTTGTCGCGATGTTCTCGCCTGTCAGCGGTGTGGCAGGATTTTCTGGATTACCCGGCTCCGCGTTAGGGTCTGAACGGAAAAACGCGTCAAGGAACATCAGCGCCCCCTTTTGCGGGCCATCGCGAGACCGTTTAAAAGCAGGCCACCGCCCGCGACAGCCATCGCCGGAGCCGTTCCCCACCGCAAATAACAAGCGGAGATAAGCAGGCAGAAGCCCACAACGCCGAAAACGTCGTATAATTTCATAGCGTTAAAATATCCTCATCATCAAGATTTGAAAGGAAATCACCTGGCTCGTTGAGCATGGCCCGGCCAACCCCCATCATCATTGCTACTGCGCCGTCGATTTTGTTCTCGTTGCCCTCTTTGGTCGGTCGGACAACGTCGTCAGAGCCTGCGTAATACTTGCCGACAACATTCTGGATGCACCAGGTCAGGATCGGATTCCCGTCATGATGGAAACGGCCAGCCGCGAGCGCGGCCTCGATTTCTCGCATCGGGTCGGACATGTTCGTAAAGTTCTGCGTAATGGTGACAGGATTTAGCCCTTCATCGTTGAGCATATGCGCCAGTGACGTCGCGCCGTAAGGGTCGATGGGGCATATCTCGATTTTCACCTTGTCACGGAGCCTGAGAATCGACTCGAAAATCACCCGATAATCGACCTCTGCGCCATCGGTCGGGATCAGCACACCTTGATTTACAAACGACTGATAGCGCTCGGCGGTGCGTTTTAGCTGCGGATCTGTTGAGTAGACCGTATCCTCTGGCACCCAGAACTGAGCGCCGATGCAGTAAAAGTGTTTAAGCCCATCGATTTCCCGCGTGAATACTGGCACCACGGCGTTGAGGTCGAGCTTTGATGCCAGGTCGATCCCGAGATAACACGGCTCCCCCTCAAAATCGGCAAGCGTAAGCGACGGGTCGGCAGCCTCCTGCCAGCGCTGCATGTTGTAAAACGCGGCTTTACTTGAGACCCAAAGGTTGAAGTGCTTGGTCAGGATCTTGTTAGTCTGGCTCGGGGTAGTTTTTGCAAGCTCCTGCTTGGCACGCAGAAATTCAGGCTTGAGCGAAACGCCAAGGTTTGGGTTCGCTTTCCGAATGGCTTCCTCAGAGGTCCAGTCGTCATCCTTATCAAGGGTGTAAATGATGCCGAAAATCGTCTCATTTGCACCGTCAGTGCGAATGCCTTCAAGAATTTCTACCACCTGTGAGCGCTTGTCATAACAGGGCGAGGCAATATCGTAGCCTGCTGTCGTGATGATGAGCGTCAGGGGCTGTTCACGCGCCCCTTGCCCGGTCGTCATTGTCGTGTAAAGCGCATCTGTGGCGTGTTCGTGATACTCGTCGATAATTGCACAGCTCGGCGAGTCACCATCACCAGGATCGCCGACAATCGGCGCAAACACCGAGCCATCTGGCCGGGTCATTTTTTTTGCCCACGGCTTTATTGAGAAGCGCTTACGCAGCGCCGGGAGTTTCTGCACCATTTGGCGCGCAGGTTCAAAGACTTTAAACGCCTGCTTTTCTGTCGTGGCTCCGCAGTAAACTTCAGCGCCGTGCTCGTCGTCCGCGCAGAACATATAAATGCCCACGCTGGCAGCGATGAGTGATTTCCCGTTCTTACGGGGAACCTCGATGTAAATCTCCTGGAAGCGGCGAAGTCCATCTGATTTGCGAACCCAGCCAAACGAAACGCAGAAACAAAACTTTTGCCAGTCCTCCAGCGTCAGCCGGAGCTTTTTACGGGCCCATTCGCCGGACGTGTGGGGCATTTTTTGCGAGAAGCGACAAAAACGCTCGGCTTTATCTCTGTCGAACCTGTATGGCCAGCGCTGATCTTTGGCCCGCTCAAGGTCATTAAGATGGCGCTGACACGCGAGCTTTACATAACGGCAGGCAAGAATCTTCCCAGCGACAACATCCCGCGCGTAGCGATTCGCGTCGTTAACGTTCGGATAGGTCGCCATAAGTTAAAACTCATCAAATTCATTTCCCTCTTCATCGTCAGGCGTACCCGCGCCGAGCATACGCGCACGACTCATTGGGTCCAGGCCCAGCAACGAGCCAAGCCTGGCTATCTGCGCTACGGCATCGTTTCGAACATTAATCGCGGGATGTTTTTTGATGCCGCTCTCGCCGGTAGCGATGATTCCACTGGTTGCGATCATCTTCTCGGCTTCGATCATGAGGTGAAATGCATTGCAGTAGGCCATGAGGACAGGAGCGTCCTCCGGTTCAAATAAGCCACGCTCAATAAGTATCTTTGAGGTGCTTTTCCAGACCTTCACCGCAACGGCGCTCATTAGCTCTTGTGGCGGTCTGATATTTGTAATTGAGCTTTTGCCGCTTACAGGGAGATTCTTCTTTCGACCTCCACCAGCGGCCCGGACTCCGGCCATAAATTCACCTCCTGGTTGAGCAAGAAACCGGCAAAAAGCCTCCCGGAAAAAAATTCTTATTTCTCACGCGTAAAAATTTAGCGGGGCGGGCAGTCTGGAACGCTTTATTTCTCAGAGATTTACCCTCCCCCTGTCCATCCTTTTGCGCCAGTCAGCCATGCCACTAGCGCAAACAAAAAAGGCGACCTCAGGCCGCCTTCATGTGTTCTGTCAGGAGTTATTCTGTTATTCAGTTATTTCGCTTTTGCTTACGAGGAACACACTTACACCACTAACAGAGCATTCTTCAGCAGACGCATCGTTCTTAGTGATGAGTTCATAACTCTTACCTGCTTTGTCATGAAAGATAAAGCGATAAACTTCAGTGTAGATGCCGTCTTTTTTCTTTTCAGCTGCGAGAAGGGTCTTGCTGGTTTTAGCGGTATCGAGTTGCGCAATATCTACGATCTTCTCATTCTTCAGCCATACCTGTGCCATGTTCATAGGCCATGAAGCGCAATCAGGTGCGGCAGCCAGTACAGACAGCGGGCAACAGGCAATCAAAGCCATCATTAACTTTTTCAC